GGCGGGCGACTCACCGATGGGCTCCTCGGAGATGCCGTCAGCGGGGACTCTCGCCGCGATGACACCCGCTGCTACGAGCGAAGTTCCGGTTGGCAGCATGGGACCAACGCTGCAGTCGGTGCATCGCAACAAGCCGTTGAAGGACCTGTCTGTCGCGTATATGAACGCGAACGTGAAGCTCCGTGTTCATAAAGCTGACGGGTACAAGCAGCTCGTCTACGGGGTTGTGCTCGAACCGAACGCTCTCGACAGTCAGGACGATTTCATGCTTCCCGACCAGGTGGAGAAAGCCGCACACGGTTATCTGAAGAAGGTTGCTCGCGGGAAAGCAACGGTGACGAAGCTGCAGCATCAGGCGAAGAGTTTCTTCCGCGACAAGCCCGGGGTGGTTCCGGTGGAGTCCTATATCGCACCGGTGGATTTCACCCTGGACGGGAAAGAGATGGTGAAGAAAGGGACGTGGGTGATGTGCGTCCACGTTGAGGACCATGACGTGTGGCAGGACGTTCTTGCCGGCAAGTACACGGGGTTCTCGATCGGTGGCTCGGGTATCCGTCGGTCTATGCACGTACCACCGGACGTTCTTGAGCGCAGCTTTATCGCGAACCCTCAGGCGTCCGACTGGTTTACGAGCGGCGGTAACGTCGCTTCAAACGAATAACTCGTCTATAAGCCGATAGAGCATCCTCGAAGGTGAGGATCTCGAATCTAACGGATGTTGACGGGGACGAGGTATCCCTCGTGAGGCGTGCCGCTAACCGGCGGCGTTTTCTGCTGCTGAAAGGGGACCAAGACGTGGACTCAGAGCTGTCTGACATTCTCGATGTCCCCTGGGAGCGCGAAGGCGCGATGCTGGACGAGCTCCGTAAGGACGGCGTCGTTGACGAGACCGTAGAGAAAGCTTTCGTCACCGCTGTCCGTCTTCTCAAGGGAATCGAGGGTGAGTTTTCGCCGGAGCTGATCGAGAAGCTCGGGCGTGAGATGTACCCCGTTCAGAACAACCCACTTAACTCGACGAAGGTTGCGAGCCCAGGAGAGCTGTCTGGTAGTGCGAGCGGGGACGAGTCACTGAGTGCTTCCGCCACTGATGGCGAGTTGTCTGGTGGCGCGAGCGGGAGTTCCTTGGAGGGTCGCGGTAGCGGAGCGAAAGTTGCCGCTGACTCTGACGGTGACACCGAGGAGCCTGACGACGACGAGGACGACAAGAAGAAGAGACCTTGGATGTCCCGCAAGAAGAAGGCTGTTAGCAAGTCCGATGATCACGACGACGACGAAGGAGGCACGGTGGAGTTCCGAGTGCCAGTTCAGAAAGAGGACGGGACATGGGACTACTCCGATGTCCCCGAGGAGAGCCATTCGTTTTTCAAGACGATGATCGAGAAGGCTGAGAAGGCCGATCAGATCGAGAAGAGTCTTGGTGAGACGCGTGAGCAGCTTCTCAAGTCTCAGGATGAGCTCCGGCAGCGCGATTACATCGCGAAGGCGGAGAAGTTGGACACGCTCGCCCCCGCTGACAAGCTCGGGCTAGTGCTCAAGAATGCTGCGGAGACGATGGACGCTGATCGTTTCGCTGAGTTGGAGCAGGTTCTCACTTCTGCTCAGGCTCGCGTCCAGACCGGGGATCTGTTCAAGGAGCTCGGGGCTCGCGCGCTGGAGGATGAGACTTCGATGGTCGCGAAGAGCGACCCGTGGTCTCAGATCGAGGCGCTCGCCAAGACCCTTGTCGAGAAGTCCGGTGAGCTCACGGAGGAGCAGGCGATCGCTCGGGTGCTGAAGACAGCGGAGGGCAAGGAGCTGTACACCCGCTACGAGCGTGACTACCTGGCTTCCGCCGCGGCGATGACGGGTTTCGGGGGGGCGAGCTAAATGGCAGTCGAAACCAATGTCGGCCTCGACACCACGTTCCTCGCGAACACGGATCTGTCGAGCAACCAGTTCTACTTCGTTCGGGTGACTTCGTCCGGGTTCCTGGCCACTGCCGGCAGCGGCGTGACGGGTCCCCGCGCGGTAGGCGTTCTGCAGGACACTCCGAACGGTACGGCTGCCACTCCTGTCCGGTCTCAGGTCCGGTACGGAGGCATCAGCAAGGTCATCGCCGGCGGTTCGTTCGCGATCGGTGATCCGATTTCCTCGAACAGCACCGGCCAGGCCGTGAAGTACACGGTTGCCGCGAACTCAACCGGGTTCGGCACCGGCAGCCAGGTTCTCGGTTTCGCCATTCTCGCGGGCGTAACCGGCGACACTTCCTCAATCATCTTCAGCCCGTCCGGGCTGTCTACATAGGCACGAAAGGGGGATGACGAATGCCTCAGCCAACTCTTACCCAAGTCCATGTAAACCGGCCGCTGACGAACATCAGCACCGCGTACATGCAGGACTCGAACGACTACATCGCTGACAAGATCGCCCCTGTTGTGCCCGTGCAGAAGCAGTCGGATCTGTACTTCCGGTACACGAAGGGCGACTGGTTCCGCGATGAGGCGGCGCAGCGCGCGCCTGGTACTGAGTCTGTTGGTTCCGGTTACAACGTGACCACGGACAGCTACCAGTGCCCGGTGTACGCACTGCACAAGATGGTGGACCCGCAGATCCGTGCGAACACGGACGACCCGCTGAACGCGGACCGTGACGCAACCCTGTGGATCACGCACCGTCTGCTGCTTTCCCGCGAGATCCAGGTCGTGACCGCCGTCATGGCGACCTCGACGTGGACTGGCTCCACAACGGGCGGAGACATCGTTCCGTCCCCGCTGTGGTCTGCGGCGAACGGAACACCGCTGGAGGACATCGAGGCTCAGATCTGGGCGATCAAGAAGACGACCGGGCGTTTCCCGAACCGGCTCGTGCTTGGCGCGAAGGTCTGGCAGGTCCTGAAGAACCTCGATGAGCTCGTTCAGCGCATCAAGTACACCCAGCGTGGTGTGGTCACGACGGAGCTGCTCGCTTCTCTGATCGCCCCTCCGGGTGTGAACGACTTCCAGGTGATCGTCGCTGCGGCGATCGAGAACACCGCCCTTGAGGGTGCGACGGACAGCTTCGCGTTCATCGCTCCTGAGAAGGACGCTCTGCTTCTGTACGCGGAGCCGCAGCCGGGGATCATGGTTCCGTCGTCCGTGTACATCTTCACGTGGACTGCGCTTCTGGGCGCCGGCGCGTTCGGTTCCCGGATCAGCCAGATCCCGATGCCGTGGATGGGGATCGGTACTGTCCGGATCGAGGGTGAGCTCGCGTTCACCACGAAGATCGTCGGTACGGATCTCGGTGCTTACTTCCACGGAGCGGTTGCGTAGAAAGGAATCAGGGATGGCAACGATCGAACTGAAGTATGTGGCGCTGTCGCCGATCCAGGTTCAGAAGATGGACGGTGACCTACCGGTGCTCGACGAGACCGGGGAGTACGTGTTCATCAACTACGCCCCCGGTGACGAGGTTGACGCACGGTTTTTCCGTCCGTCCAAGCTGTCGGCGATGGTGGAGTACCGGCGCTTGCTGCCGGTGGCGTCCGATACTCAGGGCACGGTCACTCCTGTAGTTCCTTCCCCTGCGGGGGGGTCCATGCTGCCGGACTCCCCCGCACCCCTTCCTCGCGTAACAAGTTACGCTCAGGAGTTCCCGCGTCACGTTGGTGGCCCGTGGTATCTCCTGTCGAACGGCGAGAAGGTCAAGGGGAAGCTGACAGCTGATCAGGCCGAGGCTGAGCTTAAGGACTAATGGCTGTCGTCGCTTCCAATGTTGTTCTGAATGCCACTGGCCCTACCGCGGTTGTTGCGGCTGCGGTAACTGGGTACGCCAATCAGACGATTGCTCGTACGTTGACCAACACGCGCACGGTTGTGCTCGGGTCAACGGGGGCCGCGATCTGGCTGGGTGGGAGCGCAACTGGTGCTACTGGTACCGGTGCTACCGGGACAATGGCACTAACTCCCACTTTCCCGGTCACGTTCTACCTTGGTCCCCAGGAGGCCATCTACGGGGTCGTTGGTACTTCTGGGAACATGAACATCAGCGTCCTCGTTACCGGCGGCTAGGAGGTAGGCCGCGGTGACGGCCTTCGACCAGCACGCCAACCTAGCTCTCACCACCGTCGCGACAGCGCCGTCTCCCGCTGACACCGGACTGACGTTGACGCTCGCTGCCGGTGGTGGAGCACTGCAGCCGTCCCCACCGTACAACGCGACGGTCTGGCCTCCGTCGGTAGCACCGACGCACACGAACGCGGAGATCGTTCGTGTCACCGCCCAGTCTGGTGATTCGATCACCGCGATGCTGCGTGCGCAGGAGGGTACGACCGCGCAGCTGATCGGTGTCGGGTGGCAGTTCGCGAACTCGATCTCGGTGAAGGTCATCACTGACATCGAGACCGCGATCACGGTTATCCCGAAGGGCGCTACCGGCGCTACGGGAGGTACTGGCCCCACCGGAGCCACGGGATCAACTGGCGCTGGAGTCACTGGTGAGACCGGGGCCGCTGGTTCTGACGGCCTGGATGGTCTCGACGGCACCCCAGGTCATACAGGACACACTGGTTCAACAGGGGTCACTGGCATCACAGGGGTCACGGGTGCAACTGGAGTAACAGGCGCGACGGGGACGACTGGTCTCACCGGTGTCACCGGAGTGACGGGAACAACTGGCGTCACGGGCGCGTCCGGTCAGGACGGTCTCGATGGTTTGGAGGGCCCACAGGGCCCCACGGGTATTCGTGGACAGACAGGGTCAACAGGAGCGACTGGAGTAACGGGCGCTACGGGCATCACTGGTCTTACTGGCCCAACTGGTGTTTCTGGCCAGACGGGAGCAACGGGCGCTACCGGTGCGACGGGTGATGCCGGTCTCGACGGTCTAGAAGGCCCTCCTGGCCCGACGGGGCAGCGTGGGCAAACAGGTCCTACTGGCGTGACGGGAGCTACCGGGGTCACTGGGATTACTGGAATCACAGGAGTCTCTGGCGCTACGGGGGCAACTGGCCCTACTGGAATCACAGGGCCTAGCGGGGACGCTGGTCTGGATGGTCTCGACGGGTCGAAGGGATCAACAGGGCCGACAGGTATCACTGGTGTAGGGACGACTGGTCCTACTGGCCCGGGTGGTGGAGCAACAGGCCCTACCGGCCCAACGGGTTCTGCTGGTTCTGATGGCTTGGATGGTCTGGATGGTCAAGCTGGTCACACTGGTTCCTCCGGTTCGACGGGTGCCACTGGTGCTACTGGCGCAACTGGTATCACCGGTGTGTCGGGTCAGACCGGCGCGACGGGCGTAACGGGAGTTACCGGCGCGACCGGCTCGACCGGAATCACTGGACCGTCTGGCCAGGATGGGTTGGATGGACTCGAAGGCCCCCCTGGGCCGACCGGGACGAGGGGCGCTACTGGCCCCACTGGTATCACAGGGATTACTGGTCTGACTGGTCCAACCGGGCCAACCGGAGCAACGGGCGTGTCTGGTGTTACTGGCCCGAGCGGCCAGGACGGTCTTGACGGTCTCGAAGGGCCTCCCGGTCCCACAGGACAGAGAGGATCGACGGGCGCTACGGGCATAACGGGAGTCACGGGCGCCACTGGCGCAACGGGTGCTACAGGCATCACTGGAATCACTGGAATCACCGGCCCATCCGGCCAGGACGGTCTCGATGGCCTTGACGGTCAGAGAGGTGTAGATGGTAGGGCTGGCGCGACTGGTGCAACTGGGCCCACAGGCGCTACCGGTGTGACCGGAGCAACGGGTGTGACTGGTCTGACCGGAGCTACCGGCGCAACTGGCGTTACAGGCCCGACCGGCGCAGACGCTACAAACTCACTCATGTACGCAGTTTTCTTTGGAGGTGCAGCGTGACCGATGTTCTTCAACGTCTCGTGGGTCCGACGAATACCACCGGAACGGTTTTTACTGGTGTTACTGGTCACACGTACACAATCAAGTACATCAGACTTGTGAACGGGACGACCGGCACGATTTCGGTTGGAATCGGAATCGGCGGGACCGGAGCCGCAAGTCAGATCCTTCCTCCAACCGCGCTCGGGGCGAGTGAATCAGCTGAGTTCGATGGAGTTCTTACAGTCGTTGGCGCCACCGGTGCAACCGGTGCGGACACGATTCAAATGACTTCCGGGTCGTCTGGCGCCACGATCACGATCTCCGGGATGGATCAGTCCTAATGTGGCGGTTCTTCACCTCTGATGGTTCAGTCAAAACCGGTTCGGCCGTGGACGTGCAGACGTTCAACGCCGGGTCGGGGCAGACGTGGACGAAGCCTGCCGGGAACCCGAAATGGGTGCAGATGATCATTGTCGGCGCGGGCGGAGGGGGTGGCGGGGGGATCCCGGCGAACGGTGCCGCGTCGTCCGGAGGCAGCGCGGGCGGGGGCGGTGCCTGCAACATCGGGTGGTTTACCGCCGCGATGCTCCCTGACACGCTGACAGTCAACGTCGGCACCGGCGGAACCGGCGGCGGATCGAACACGAATGGGGGCACCCCTAGCGTCCAGACAGCGATCTTCGACGGCCCCGGCGCGATCACGCTGAAGGCTGGCGCCGGAGGCGGCGGTTTGAAAGGCGCTGTAGGGACCTCCGTGAACGGCGGCGGCGGCGGCACCCACACGAACAACTCGGTTGGTGGCGCTTCGAGCGCGGACCCGTCCGCGACCGGTACCGTCAAAGCGGTCGGCGGGATGTCAGGTAAGCCATCCGCGTCAGGCGGTCAGGGCAACCCGACCGAATGGGGTGGCGCGTCGGGTGGCGGCTCCGTTACGAACGTCGGTGGCTCCCCCGGAGGCGGCTCCGTTTACGGCGGCTCCGGCGGCGGCGGCGGCGGCGGCACGTCCACAACCGACGGGCTTCCTGGCGGCTCCGCCGGTGATAACGGAGAGTGGCTCGCCGCTGGAGGAGATATCGACGGCGGTGCAGGAGGGAACCCTCCTGATAACGGTAACTCGGGCACGACTGTCTCGCACGGTACGTTCGCTGGGAACGGTGGCGGCGGCGGCGGCGGAGGGACTGGGGTGGCCGGAGGGCATGGAGGAAACGGACAGACCGGCTCCGGCGGTGGCGGCGGCGGATCATCCACTCTTGCCACCGCTGGCTCGGGCGGAACTGGCGGCAACGGCGGCGACGGGATCGCCGTCATCACCACGTATTTCTAGGGGCGAATATGGGCTGGTCTGTCTATGACGATACGGGGGCGATTAAGGAGAGTGGTCTTCGCGGCCAGACTGGCCCGACCGGCGCCGGTGCCACTGGAACAACTGGTGCTACGGGTGTCACCGGAGCGACCGGTCAGACCGGGCCGTCCGGGCCAACGGGGTCCGCCGGGTCTGACGGTTTGGATGGTCTGGACGGAGGGCCTGGGCGTCCTGGATCCACTGGTGACTACGGCGGGCCGCTAACGATCCCCTACACCATCACCGCACCCTCGACGCTAACCCCGAGTTCGGGGGGGTTGACGTTCAACAAGCCGTCTGCGATCACGCGCGTCTCGATCCACGAGACAGACGCGAACAGCACCGACTGGTCGGCGCTCCTCAACTCGCTCGGAGGCGGCACTTCCACGATTAAGGGAACGCTTCGTGTTGCGAACTTTGCGACTCAGTCGACGATGAAGTCGTGGGACGTCACGTCGATCGCGCCGCCCGGGTCGTGGGGGCAGGAGCAGCCGCCGACTGCGCCGTCGGCTCGCTTCGACACAGCGATGACCTACGACGAGACGAACAACCAGGCCGTGCTGTTCGGCGGATTCGTCATTGGCGGTACCTACAGCGCCGAGACGTGGGTGTGGGATGGTGCTACCTGGACGCTGAAGTCGCCGACGCACGCGCCGTCGGCGCGGTACGGGTCGGTGATGTTCTACGACCACGTCAACAGCGTTGTGATCCTCTCCGGCGGTCGGATCGCGAGCGGATCTGCCGACAACGAGACATGGAAGTGGGATGGCTCCGACTGGACGCAACTCACACCAGTCGGGACGCGCACCGCCTACTACGGCCGCGCCGCTTGGGACACGAACCACGGGTACGCGCTCTGGTTCGGGGGGCAGTCGGGCGGCAACAACACACAGACCTGGAAGTGGGACGGCTCGACATGGACGCAGCTGACGCCGTCGACAACCCCGGCAGCGGCGGCGTGGCCCGCGCTCGTCTACGACGGCACCAACAGCAAACTCGTCCACGTCTCCCCCGGAGTGTTCGGAACGATCGACACCTGCTCCACCTACCTGTGGTCGGGCACCGACTGGACGTTGCAGTCCCCCGCGACGAAACCAACGAACGTCGACGGGGCAGTGATCGCGTATGACGCCGACCGCGGCTACGTCGTCATGTTTGGCGGAGACCTTTACTTCGGGACGCTCACGAACGTGATGTGGAAGTGGGACGGGACCACCTGGACGCAACTCACGAGCCTGAACCTCCCGTACCCGCGCTACCGCGGCGTGATGGTCTACGACACCGCACGGAAACGGGCCGTGCTTCACGGCGGCTCCGCTAACAACGGATCATCCCTAAACACCTTCATCAACGACACCTGGACGATCGCGCCCGCGAGCGTCGTCGACCTCGATGTCCAGAACGGCGTCACGAACGGGACACTGAACACGAGCGACTCGGTGCTCGCGATGCTCGAACTCGCTGGTAACAAGGGCGTCACGGGCGCGGCTGGGGCGCTCACGTTCCCGTACACCTACTCAGCCCTTACGACGGCCGGTGACCCCGGCTCCGGGTTCATGCGCGGCAATGACACGCAGGTCAACAACATCACCACGATCCGGCTCTCGAACACCGGCTCTGATGGCGCTGACTACTCGGCGCTCCTCGCTGCGATCGGCGGTTCCACGAACACGGTGAAGGGCACCATCGTGATCTCGACCACGAGGAACCAGACGCAATCCGCGACCTGGAACATCACTGCCGTCGACACGAGTTCCGGCACCTACGCGGCGCTGACAGCGACATTCGTGTCGCAGACCGTGACGGCGCCGTGGTGGGACGGCGATGCACTCCTCGTCAGCTTTAGCCGCGCCGGGAACGTGGGTGCGACGGGATCTGCGGGTGTTACGGGCGTGACAGGATCGACTGGCGCGACCGGCGCTACGGGGTCAACTGGTGTCTCTGGTGTTACTGGCCCTACGGGAGTCACTGGTGCTACAGGTGTGACGGGATCAACTGGCTCTGATGGACTCGATGGCCTTGACGGGAACAAGGGCTCAACGGGGCCGTCCTATGACGCCGCCCAAACGATCAACGCGCAGACCAACACGACATACACGCTTGTTCTGGGCGACGCTGGCGAGCTCGTCACGCTGTCGAACTCGTCTCCGATCGCTCTCACTGTCCCGCCGAACTCGGTGGTTGCGTTCCCCATCGGGACTCGCATTGATCTAGCGCAGATCAACACAGGCCAGGTCACGGTTGCTGGGGCTGGGGGGGTCACTGTAAACGCGACCCCGTCTTTGTTGTTCCGTGCTCGGTACTCCGGCGCGACGCTTGTTAAGACGGGGACGGATACATGGGATTTGTTCGGGGATCTCGCTGGCGCTGGTGTCGGAACAACCGGCGCGACTGGTCCTACGGGAGCCACTGGTGCAACGGGAGCGACTGGTTCCGCCGGGTCGGATGGCCTCGATGGTTTGGAGGGCCCTCCCGGCTCGACGGGTCAGCGCGGACAGACTGGTGCTACCGGAGCTACTGGCGCCACAGGGTTCACTGGCCCGTCTGGTCAGGACGGTCTTGATGGTCTGGACGGTCAGAAGGGATCAACGGGCGCGACTGGACCTACCGGCGCGACAGGTGCCACCGGCCCGACCGGGTCGAAGCCAGCGGGGCAGATCTGGCTGTCCGGAGCAGGAATGTGGGGTTCGAACACATCAGGAGCTGCTGCGGTGACGTTGAACGAGACCACCACGAACCTTCAGGACTACTACACGCTTGGGTTTGTTGATGCCGTAACGAGTTACGCGCAAGGGAATCTGATGCTCCCGTCTGACTACGACGGCGGTACCGTCACCGCGACGTTCGTGTGGACGATCGGGGTCGCTGCGACGGCTTCAACGGGAGCAGTGACATGGGGTGCTCAGTGGAACCAGTACAGCAGCGGCCGCACTCTCGACCAGACGTGGGGCACAGGGCAGGAGGTCACTCAGAACTATCAGTCCGCAGCGACAGGAGCGTTCGAGATGACAACCTCTGCGACCTCAGCGATCACAACCGGTGGTGTGACGGGCGCTGCGTCGAATCTCGCGTTGTTCCGTGTCTACCGTCGTGCTGCCGCCACGGCGGACACCCTCACGGTCTCTGCCGGGCTGATCGGCGTGATGATCGCCTACACGAGGGTCTAAATGGCGATCGTCTATGTGCATGAGAACTACGTGAACCAAGCCCCGTCCGGGGCGAGCCTCGCGATCAATCCCGCAACGGCGGTCGCTGCGGGCAACCACGCGATCTGTTTCTGGGGTGCTAACTCCGCTACAACTGCGACGTTGAGCACAAGCGCGTCTGGTGCGACCGCGCAGACGAACGTCATAGTGGGAACTGGGACTCTGTTCGCGATCGGTTCTATCTACGCTCCGAATGGGATTGCGACTAGCGACACAATCACTTTTGGTGCAACCTCGGGGGTGTTGCGAGGAATCATTATCGAGGAGTTCTCCGGCCTCCTGACGAGCGGGTGGTTTGACGCCTCAGCAAACTCTCCGGGCACCTCTACGGCTGGTGGGGCATGTGCGATTGGCCCGTCCGGGACAACGAGTCAGGCATCGGAGCTGGTGACTGCTGGTGTCTGTATTGCCACTACTGGGAAAACATGGACGAAAGATGCCGCCTACTCGTTATTCACGACGGGGACAGCCGGGTTCGGCACCGCGACCAGGCAGTCGTTTGCGGAGTACCAAATCGTGTCCGCGACGGGGACGCAGAGCGCCACACCGACTTTCTCTACCGGGGCGGCGGTCGTGTATTCCGGCGCAATCGCCACCTTCAAAGGAGCAGCGCGCACTCCGCGCAACTCCGCGATCAACATCAACGATCCCGGGTTTTTCTAATGCAGCTCGGTATTCGCTCCCCAATAAGATTCGTGCCTGCGGCCTTCCCGTTCACTGCCCAGATCGACAACTTCACTCGCGCGGACGAGAACCCGCTTGCGACCTCATCGAGTGGGGCCACATGGTCGGCAACGTGGAACGGGCAGTCAGGGGTCAATACGGCGCTGAAAGTTTCCACTAACCTGGCTGCCGGTTCGGCAGCAAGCCTCAACTCGCAGGCGATCAGCACGACTTTCAATCGCGACCAGGAAGCGTGGATGACTGTTTCCGTTGCGCCCACCGGAGGGATCATCATTGGGGTTTGGCTCAGACTCGCTCTCACGGGGGGCTTGCAGCGCGGGTACCGGTTCACGTGGGATTCCACCAACAGCGGAGAGTTCGCGTTCACGTCTTTTGCGGCTAGCTCCCCGAGTGTTCTGGCAACAGCAACGGGGATCTCTCTGAGCCCGGGGGACCAGTTTGGGGCGCGTGCGATCGGAACCTCGTTGATTGGCTACAAGAACGGGGTGAAGGTTCTGACCACATCTGATGGCAACAGCGTTGTGGCCAGCCAGATCGGGCTCACGATTCCCCAAACGGTCGGCAGGGTCTCCGCTTTCGGGGGTGGGAACCTTTGATGCTCTCACTTTTTCCTAGTCCAATCCGATAGAAAGGAATACATGGCCACATACACCGTGAAAACTCTGATTACGACGAAGGCGATGGGGAACGCTGCGGCGAACATCGCGACCTGGCAGTATCAGAACACCGGTTCTGCCGAGTCGGCGTGCCGTTCGATGGCGTTCACGGGTCAGGCCGGAGCGACCGGTCAGGTGAACGTACAGATGGGAGTCACGGGTGCGACAGCGATCGCGTCAGCGCTCTTCGTCGACTCGTACCCTCTGACAGCGTCGTCCCCGTATTTCGTGAACGGCTGGTACACGGTTCCCGTGAACTCGTTCCTGTGCGGGTATGCGAACAGCGCCACCGTGAACGGGCTTGCTTCCGGCGTCATCAGCACGTAGTAGACTCACCAACCGATGCGTCGCCTACCGACCGGGGTCCTGGTCCCTGATTGGGTTAATCTGCCCGACACCAGCGACCCGGAGGATCTGGAGACGCTGATGTTGCAGCCGGTGAAGAAGGGCGTGCTCACCTACCGCTGCCCCGTCTGCCGGAACACCTACCGTTCCGACATCGCGGGGCTTGAGCCGTGCTGCACCGGCCCATCGAGTTGGGACGAGCACCCAATGGAAGTCATGGTGTTGGTGCAGTGACTGATAAATGCGCGATCTGCGGTGGGCCCCTCAACGATCACTGGCTCAGCATTGCTGGACCACAGTTCGGCCCCGAGTGGCATATTCATGAGCTCTGCATCGGCTCGTCGGCGAATAGAACTGGTGCGACGAGTTCTATTCCCTTGCCACACGAACGAAAGATCATGGCAAAGGTAGATCACAGGTGACCTCCGTCTGCCTAGCCCTCAACGTCAAGGACGCGGAGTCACATATCGAGCGCTGCATCGAGAGCGCGCTCAAGTTCCCTGGTGTTGATCGAGCTCTCTTCATCGACACCGGGTGCACCGACAACACGATGGAGATCGTGCGTAACACGTTACGAGACAGAATCCCGCTCACGGAGTTCCAGGAGGAGTGGAAGCGTCACTACATCAACCGCACAATCCTGCTCAAGAAGGTGCGCGAGACGGGTGCGGACTACTGCCTGATGCTCGACGCGGACATGGAACTCGTGATTGAGGGTGAGATCCCCGAGCTGGACCAGGACGAGTACATGCTCCCGATTTTCGATCGCGGGCTTCGCTACCCACTCCCACTTCTCACTTCTACCAAGCGGAGTTTTTTCTACGCCGGTAGAGCCCACTGTTATCTGGCCTGCGACGACGGGCCCAGTAACGGTATAGAGCTCAACCAGGTTCGGCTGATTGACCACGGTGGCGGGGGGCATCGCCCTGGCAAGATCGAGGAGGACGCGGTTGAGCTCGCCGACGAGGTTGGGAAGAATCCGGCTGATGCGCGCTCCTGGTTCTACCTCGCGCAGTCCTACCGAGACCTGGACCAAGTAGAGAAGGCGATCGCTGCGTACAAGATCCGTGCGTCGCTCGGAGGGTGGGCCGAAGAGGTCTACCAGTCCCTCTACCAGGCCGGGATGCTCCTGTGTGAGCACGTGAACTACTACGAGGGTGCGAAGCTTCTGATCGCCGCCGCGGAGATGAAGCAGAACCGCGCGGAAGCTCTCCGCGCCTTGGCAGGGTGCTCGAACAGCGTAGCCGACAAGGTCCCGTTTCCCACCGGCGAGGTTCTGTTCGTTGAACCGGGCGCCTACAGAAAGCCAGCGGAGATCGTGCAGCTTCCAACTGGCGAACTGATGCCTCCGTTGCCGGATATCCGCTGCAAGCACAAGCGTCGCCGTAGGGTTCCGATCACAGCGAAGGAGATCACCGCGATCATCGTCACTCGTGGAGACGTCGATCTCAACCCTTGTCTAGAAACGCTCCCTTATTCGGATGTGATCGTCTGGGACAACTCGAAGAGCGACTACGACTACAAGATATTCGGTCGTTACGCTGCGATCCCGCAGGCACGCCACTCGGTGGTGTACTGGCAGGACGACGACGTGATCTTCGCGAACCACAAGGCTCTGCTCGACAACTACCAACCGGGGGTGGCGATCGCGAACATGGACGATGCTTGGATAAGGGGAGCGGGGTACGAGCACACCGCGCTGTTCGGCGCGGGGTCTCTCTGCGACGCACACCTGCCGCAGGAGATCTTCTCCAAGTATTTCGAGCAGCACCCGTGGGACGACGATGTTCTCGTCGAGGCGGACTTCATTTTCGGGACACTGGTGAACTGGGTCCGAGCTGATTTCGGGTACGCGGTCAGGGAGTTCGCTGATGCCCCAGATAGGCTGTACTTGCAGCCAGGCCAGACGGAGCGAAAACGGAGGATGATCAACAGGTGTCTGGAAATGCAGAAGCGCGCAGCCTGAACACCCCGGAGGCTTGGAGCGCTCGCGCTGACGAGCCCACCTCCCTCGGTGCGGTGATGTGGTCCGCGCAAGGGCAGAAGGACAGGTTTGAGGCTGCTCTCGATGCGCTCAAAGGATCCCTCTCGACTTCTCTTCTTGACTTCGGTTGTGGGACGGGAGCATTCAGCGAGCACATCCCCTCTCATGAGTATTTCGGCTATGACTGGTCGCAGTCGATGGTTCAGCGCGCCAGGGATGAGCACCCAGACCATGAGTTCACATCTGCGCTGTCCTGGCGCCGATTCGACGCTGTTGTGTGCATCGGTACGTTCAACCTCCCAGGATCGACTTACGAAACCTGGCGGACTTTGATGTCTCTGTGGGAGATCACCGATCGCGTTCTTGTCGCATCTCTGTACTGCGGCGAGGATGAGTCGTGTTTGCGCTACGACGAGTACGACCTCTGCGATTTCGCTCGCAATCACGCTGACCGTTGGCGCGTTGAGAAGCACCGACACAACGATCTGCTACTGGTGATGTGGCGATGATCGTTACCGCCCACCAAGCGAACTACCTCCCCGGCCTCTCGGTGATCGAGAAAGTTGAGGCTGCGAACGCAGTGATTTGGTTGGACGAGGTGCAGTACAGCCACGGTGGTTGGACGAACCGCAACCGTATGCCGGATGGTTCCTGGCTGACCGTACCGGTGGAGCGCAGAACCGACATGGGTCCGATCAACCGGGTGCGAATCAGCGAACACGGTGGGTGGCGTGAAAGTCACGCGAAGGCGCTCCGCCAACACTACAAAGGTGGATTGGTGGAGGATCTATGCGAGGAGATCATGCGTCCCTACCGTCTCCTGGTCGGTCTCAACCTTGCGTTGATTCGTCTTCTGGTCGATCCTACTGGCGAGCAGCGTCGCTTTGATTCTCAAACTTCCTGGCATTTTCAGTCACACCTGGACGGCGGTCACGCCGTGTGGGCTCAGGGTGACGAAGAGTACGAGCTGCTTCCGATCAGCGATCGGATCGCGATGATGGTGGAGGAGCTCGGCGGGGACGTCTACCTCTCCGGCCCATCAGGAAGGAACTATCTGTCCGAGGTCCCGTTCGACCAGCGCGGCATCAAGGTGGAGTACTGGCAGTTCGAAGGCGCGAACGATTGCGCGGTCGGCAGGTTCGGCAATGTTCGGAGGTAGCTACTTCGGACAGTCTCCGTTCGCTTCACCGCCGACGGTCATTGGCACGATCAAAAAGAGCATCAAGTGGCTCGTTGGTGCTCCCGGGCTCCTGTGGAACACGATGCGAGCTCGGTCGGACTGGACTCCCGATGCACCAACGGAGAACGATCAGACGCGTGAGCCGGGGACCGGCTGGGATACCGATAGTCCAACGGACGATTGGAAGACAGGTGACTTGTGACCGGGCCGCTCGCTGACATCCAAGTCTCCTCCGTATCGAAGCAGTACGTCACCGTGCCTGTCGCTGAGTCGATCACTGGCGGTGACCCGACCGGTGACAATGTTGCTCTCTCGTTTCCTGCTCCTGGTGATGATCCGACGGTGTTCGTTGCCGGCCAGTGGCTAACCGAGAACGGGATCTATTACGCGCAAGCTCTGGTCGGGCCGGGAACGTCAGCGATCCTCATCAATGGGTTCTACGATGTGTATGTGAAGGTCACCGACAACCCCGAGGTCCCTGTGATTAAGGCCGGCCTGTTGGAGATCACCTAGTGGGCTGGAACTACAACCCGGAGGCCCTCGACACCGACCCGGTGATGCAGGTGCGCGCGGAGCTGCAGGACACTGATCCAAACGATCAGCAGCTCCAGGACGAGGAGATCGCTTACGCGCTCGCGGCGGAGCGGAACATGTGGGCTGCCGCGGCCCGTTGCGCCGAGATGATCGGCCGCAGGGTGCTCCGCAAGGCGGATGTGCATTTGGGTCGCTCGATGCAGATCACGTACTCAAAGATGGCGGACCAGTGGTTCCAGATGGCTCGCATGCTGCGCTCCAAATCACTGGGTACGACTCCTCCGTGGGTGGGTGGCGCGAACCTCACCGATCAGATCAACTTCGCGACGAACACCGATCTGATCCAGCCGGTGTTCACGAAAACCATGATGGAAAATCCTCGCGTCGGTGGGTACACCACGGACAGCCTGATCCCTGCTACCGGTGGCGGTGACGAGGGGGTCGACGAGGAGGTTATCGAGTTCTGATGCCGATCCCCTCCTGTCCTCCGGAGATCAAGCAGATGATGAACATTCCTGTGGTGTGGGAGGGGTTCGACGGGTGGGACGGCCACGCGGAACCTTCGTACCGTCCTCCAGTCGTGAAGAAATGTTTTCTCGAGGAGCACGGGATGGTGACGGGTGGTGTTGAGGCGATCAGGCTCCCGAACGGAACGGTGGTTGAGCCGGTCCTCGACCTCTATTTCGACGGTGACGACGCTGACGTGAAGGGCTTCCGGTTGTACGATCGGTTCACACCGCAGAGCATCGGGATCAACGTGGCGGGGTTGTTCGACCCAGAGCCCCAGTCGTTGCAGGCGGTGTGGATCGCGACGTTCTACGGGCCCCCGTTCGACAATCGGAACGCGTGGGTCGTTAGGGTGACCCTGTGATCTTTGGTGACTCCTCCTATGACGAGCTCCTTACTGCCACGGTGGAGCTCGACACAGCAAGCTTTGAGGCCGCGTTGAAGATGGCTGACATGGCCACGGAGGCTTTCAAGAAGTCTGCTGGTTCGAGGGTGAAGAGCCGGTCGAACAGCGACGTGGGTCAGGGCATGATCGCCGGTGCGGTCCAGGGGATGGAGGTGTTCGCGAACCGCGTGATGGTTTCGTCTCTCGCGGAGACACCTGAGGTGTCCGGGACACTGAAGGAGTCCCATGACATTGAGCCCCCTAGGCGGTCGGGAAGGAAGATTCGGATCACGATGGGGTACGGGTACGGGGATGAGCCGTCCCCGGTGGATGGTCGGCGCGCCTCGCAGTACGCGGTACCGGTGCACGAGATTCGCGACGCCACACACATGCCACCAACGAAGGACCATTTCTTGCTTGATCCGCTGTTGGAGCATTCGGCTGAGTTCGGCCCGGGTGTTGCTTCGTTTATGCGCATCGGGGCGCAACGCACAACTGCTGTGGTCGGCGGGCCTGACCGTTCCGTCACTCTCACCGACCTGGTTGGTCTCCCGACCGGTGTTCCTTCGATCGGCGGCGGGACATCGTTCCGTGGCGGGAACCCGTTGAACCCAGGCCAGTTCTCTAGGCGCCCATGAGCTCCCTTGGCGACGAGTTCTGCATCTACCTGCAAGGGCAGGGGTTGGGCTTGAACTTCAACGGCGCCGGCACGATCAACTGTTTCAGCAGCCACCTGCTCGATCAGCCCGATGTTGCGGTCGCGGTGCTGGAGCGTGGTGGGATCCGTCCGGTCACGTGGCTGACGGGCCCCGGGTCTCATGCGACAACGTTCGTGCCTCCTGTGAACGAATCCCTTCTGGATCAGCCTGTCGTACAGATCTTCACTCGGTCGAGCATGACCGGGTACAACGCCGGCAACACCCTGGCGGAGGGCGTGTTCGGCGCGTTGCAAGGAGTGGTGGAGCAAGTTCTGAACGTCGGTGGCGCGCTGTTCCACTTGGTGGAGGCGATGCAGTCACCGATGTACCTGGGCAGGGACCACAAGGAGCGGCATCAGTGGTCTCAGAACTTCCGTGTAATGTGGGAGAATACGCAGAGAGCCTGATGAGGAAGATCCCACTTTGGGGGTGCGCGAACCACGGAGGCCGATCACGCCATCGAGGTCTGGCGGCGCCGAAGCGGAACTTGAGTTCGCGCCCGAACCTGAGGCCGAAGCGGTTGCTCAAGAAGCCGGCATAGCGTAACTAGTTACGCCCCGTTCTTCTTCCTACGCCGCCACACCACCATGTAGATCCGCTTCCGATCCAGGAGCGCCGGGTCGTCCTTGTGATCCTCATACCATTCCGCCGCGGCCTGTTTGATCGCTTCCTTGTGATCCTGGTAGTGACGGCGATGCCAGGCTTGCCGGTCGGTGGGGTGCTTGTACGGCATCAGCGTTTCCAATGATGTCCGTTGAACGTGGTCACTTCGTAGTGACCGTACTCTCCTAGCCTCCACCACCTGTCCCCGACTTCCGGGTTGGGCGGGGGCAGCGGCCCGAACGGGATCCTCCAAGAGGATTTCTTCATGTACTCGACGGTGATGTTCGTCAATGGTTTGGAGACGACGAGCTCCGGCTCAACCGCTTCTGCTTTCGGGAGCTCGACCCCGGCGAACAAGCCGGCCGTACCAACACCAACGATCTTGAGGAACTTTCTCCTGTCCATGGGTCTAAAGACTACGCGTTCCGCATGGTTAGTGCAACTAGAGTCCGATAAGCACCCCATCTTGACCTCTCTGAAAGGTGGTGTGCAATGCCTGAAACTGCGCTAGCAGGTAAAGGCGGATCCGTGTACGTCCCTGGCACCCCGACGGTGCCGATCGCGAACATCCATCAGTGGACGATGACGGTGGACGCCGGCAACTACGACGCCTCGGTTCTCGGTGACTCATGGCGCCATTTCATCCCGGGTCTCCGTGGGTGGAACGGTACGATCAACGGGTACTGGGACGTGGATCTTGACCCGTCCGGTCAGCAGCAGCTTCACAACGCGCTGCTGAACTCCCTGTCGGTGGTGTGCGTGTTCCAGGGTTCCCCAGCACGGTTGCAGTACGAGGGAACGGTGAACATCACGCAGTTTGCGATCACCGACCCGGTCGATGGTCTGATCACTCTCGACTTTACGTATGTCGGAACGGGGAGCTTGCAGCACCCGTATGAATAGGATTTCCGGCAAGGGAGGGAACGTGTGCGCTGTCGGGGACGCGTTCTCGTTCCAGAACGTCCAGCTCTACAACTGTGGGGACGGTTGGAGCTGGGCTTCGCCCCCTGGTCTTGGTTGCTGGGAGGGTGACGTGCTGTTCGAGGTGTCTGACGATGCGGAGTCATGGGACGAGATCGTCCCGGATGAGATGTACCCGCATCTCGGTCGTGTCGTGTTCCCGCGAGCCCTGATGGAGCATTGGGTTCGTGCGAGCGGGCTCTGTTACCCGACGAGTCTGATCGGGTGGGGGAGCTCGTGGCGGATCACGATCGACACTGAGGTCAACACGTCCCCTTCCATGACCTCACCGGTGGGGGCGTCTGTGAAAACGTTGGACACGGTCGCGACCGTGGACGGTGTCATCGCATCCTCGCTTAAGAAAGCGTTCGTGCTGCTCCCGTTCCAGAAGGGGGCGTACGTCGGTTTCGGTGAGATGACCCAAGTGAACGCAGGAGTTCAAATCATGTTCGACGATGAAGGAGTGACCTTTGAGCCCTACAACTGAAGCACCTGTCAAGCAGCAGGAGATTCCCGTGGACAACGGGCCTGTCTACCTGACCCGTGACGCGATGCTTTCCGCAGCGAACAAACTGAAGGAGGAGACGAAGAACGTGGAGGGTCTCGGCACCCTGCTTCTCTCCGAGATCACTGCTGAGACACGCGCGGATCTGATCGGCCAGCAGGCGACAGGGATGATGGCCGATACGAAGAAGTTCGACCGCAAGGGATACGAGCGCACCTTGATTCAGGCCGGCGTGATGGACCCTCAGTCCCCTCCGGGCGGTCGCTCGACGCTGTTCCGCCCGGGTGACATGGATCGTGTGATGCGGATCGGCGGCGGCAAGATCGCTGAGATCATCGACACGATCGAGCGTCTGTCGTCTCTCGGTCAGTACTCGGGAGCGGCGGAGGGAAACTCCGAAACCACCCCGAACGGCGCTGGTACTTCCTGATCGCTGAGAAGATCGGTTGCACTGTGAGCGAGCTCCTTCAGCGCATGGGTTCCTCCGAGCTGGAGGAGTGGATCGTTGAGCTGGGGGTGCTCCGCCCGGAAGAGGAGCAGGCCGCGATGGAAGCCTCGGAGAAGAAAAGCAGCGGCACGAACACGTTGAAGCCACTGACTCGCGCTGACATCGCCGAACACAATCAGGAGGCGTAACTAGTTACGCATGGAAGTCGCGGTTCTCACCACTCGCCTTGAGGCTCAAATCTCTGCGTTCCAGTCGCAGATGGCTGCGGCTGAGCGAATGCTCAAGGAAGTTCAGAAGGTGATGCGCGACCTGGAGAAGACCACGATTGAGCTCCAAGAGACGATGAAGAAGCTCGGGGTTGACGCTTCTCAGATGGACAAGAGCATTGGGAAACTCAAGGAACTCGGCAACCAGGTCGGTGATCTTCGCACGAAGTTCCTGGAGGCGAACAAGGCTGCGAATGATCTGTCTGTCTCCCCGACGAGAACGGCGAAGAACATCGCCGAGATCAACGCGCAAACCGAAGCGGTGAAGAGACTCACCGACGCCGAGATCGAAGCTCAACTCGCATCTCTCCGTGTGCAAACGCGCTCATCTAGTGGGTTGTTCGGACGCAACGCGATCCCGCTTGCTGCGGCATCGGGTGGTGTCGGCGGGATGCAGGATTACCGCGATTACATGACTCGTCTAGTCCAGTCGCAGGGCGGGGCGAGACTTGGACCAATGACGCAGGCCGAAGCGATTCTCAGAGGATGGAGCCCACCGGGCCCACTTACTGGTTCTCAGATCCTTAGTCGAAGGCTTGGTGAGACGGAAGCCCACCGAAGCTACGGTGCGACGCGGGAAGCCGAGTATGGAGTGTCATTCCTGAGGAACATCGGACGGTTTTTCAGCGGCGGCGGCGGCAATGCTCGTCGTGGGATCGGGAACTTCTTCGGCGGCGGTGGTCCTGGCGGGTTCTTCCAGGGCATCCTCCCTGGTGGTCGTCGCGCCGGCGCCGGCGCGGTTCTGACCGGACTTGGTCTTGCTGCTGCCGCTGGGCCTGCCATCGGAGTGGGTGCTGGTGGTTTGGCTGGTGCGCTGCCAAACATGCTCGGGACTTTGGTTGGAGCCGGGGCCACGCTGAAGCTTGCGTTCGCTGATATCAGCGCTGCGGCGTTCACAAGCAAGGCTGCATTTGATGCACTCACTCCAGTTCAGAGGAGCTTCGTGCAGAATCTCCGTTCGATCGACGTTGGGTTCACGAAGCCGTTGGAGCGTCTCGCTCAGAACAACCTACTTCCGAAGCTCACCTCAGCGATCAACTCTGCCCTGACCCCATCGTCGATCGGTGCGGCCGGGAGCATCGTTACCGCGTTCAGTAACTCTTTGGGTACTGGCGCTAAGACGATCGGGAAGTTTCTCGGTTCTTCTGGGTTCGACAGGCAGCTGCAGCAGATGATGATCGGTGACGCTGCCGGTATCGAGAAGCTCGCGACGGCGTTCACTCACATCCTCGATGCGGTTGTGCGGATCGGTAATGCTGCTCTCCCGTTCACGAACTGGCTTGAGAATGTTGGCGTGAAAGCGTCGAAAGCTGCTGACGCGTTCATCAAAACACAGCAGGCAACAGGCGGTCTTGCGAGCTTTTTCGATCGTGCGAAGTCGTCACTGCAAGCGATTGCGGGATTACTAGGGTCGATCGGGAGAGCGATCGGTGCGCTCGGGAACGCGATCAGTCTGAAGAACAGCATTGATCTGATCCGGCTCGTCTCGAAGTTGTTCCAAGATCTGGCTGATCTTCTGAACGGCAATCGCCAGTTGTTCAACAACTTCCTTCACGGGATGATCAAGGCCACCGGTGATCTTCTCGCTGTTCTGAAGAGTCTCATCGGTGCTTTCCTCACGCTTCTTAGTGGGATCAACAGCATCATCCAGCCGCTCAGTAGGCTCACAGGCGGTCTCATTGGGGTGCGCGGAGCGATCGACAGCATCCTCCTACTTCTCACCACTAGATGGGTGGTCGGCTGGCTCGGGGCTCTGGATAAGACGGTCGCGGCTGTCGGGACGGTCCGTGCGAGCCTGTTGAAGCTCGCCCTCCTGAGGATTGTCATTCCCGTCGTGATTTTGTCCACGATCAAAGGTCCTGTTGAGGCGATTTGGCACAAGCTTTTCGGTGGCGCAACGATTGGTTCTCTCCCTGACTTCTCGAACTCTGTCGACAACATCAAAACGCCGAACTGGCCTGATGTGAGGGTATTTGACCCGAGTGTTGCCGGGTCGAAAACTCATGGGTTCGTCAGGTACCCGAAGGGGACCTCGGGGTACGACGATTACAGGGCCGGGTACATGGGAATGCTCCCGCCGGATGGGAACACGAATAGCCCCGCCTACGTGCAGGGATGGAAAGCTGGGCAGACGGCTAGGTCTGTCGCTGCGATCAAGGCTGGGAAGGGGCTCCCGTTTGGCGGGGACGCGATCGGTGGGTTCAACCCGAAGGGGAGCGCTCGCCCTGGACATGGGAAGCCGTCTCCGTTCGATCAAACCGGTGGTCTCGGGTTCGCCGGCCCGACTAGCGCTGGTGGCGCGGTGTTCAACGCGCAGCAGGCTGTTTCCCAGGCGATGACGACAGGCTCTGGAGCGTCTTTTGGTCAGCAGCTTGCGCTCGCGAGAGCGTATGAGCGTTCAGCGGCGAAAGCCTACGAGCATTTGAAGAACCAGACGGTGGCGTTGAAGGACCAGACGAAGAAGAGAGCGGAGCTCACAACCCTTGCTCGCGCTCAGGCCTCAGCGGAGAGAGACATTGCGCGCATCCTGGACCATCAGGCGAAGGCTCTCGCGAAAGCGGTTGAGGACTCTCGTAAGTTGCAGATCACTCAGCACCAGACGGCGATCAGCTCTATCCGTTCGAACCTCACTAGCGGGTTCAGTGCGGCCGCGACCCCCAGCGCGGCGCTTGCTGTCGTCAATCATGCGCTCCGTGCTGCAGGCAACCAAATGGTTCAACTGAAAACGTTGAAGGACAAGCTTCTGGGTCAGGACAAGCAGACGGTTCAGCTTAAGAACGACGAGAACCGTGTCCAGAAGGAGATCAACGCGACACAGGAGACCATCAACAAAGCTCAGAAGGATCAGGCCAAAGCCCTGAAAGCCCAGGTTGCGGCTGGGATCAACAGGAAGTGGGAGAAGATCTTCGGGATCGGGTCGGGGCAGACGGCATCGATTGAGAGTGTTGTTCGCGCGGAGCACAGTGCGTTGACGCAGATCTTGAGGCATCTTCCGCACGCGAAGGGCGTGAACCCGATGAGTCTGATCCCTGGGTTTGCGAACATGACTTTGCAGCAGCAGGTGAAAGCTTTGGAGTCGCACGGAGTTCATTTCTCTAAGCAGGCGCTGAAAGATTTCGAGCGCATCAGGGGGTACCTGGCTGAGATCAAGGCTTCGGGGGCAAAAATGGACCCGGCGATCAGAGGGAAGATCACTGATCTTCTGACCCAGATCAAGAACAACACCGACCCAAAGAAGCAGGCGATCCCGAGCTACCACCTCGCGTCGGTAAAGGACGTGATGAAGACTCTGACGGCGATCCACGACCCGGCGAAGCGCAAGGCTGCGGCGCAACGGCTGATGGAGATGGAGATCTACGGTGGCCATCTCCCGATCGGCCCTGCTGTTGCGGGTATCCCGGTGCGCCACTCGGGTCAGAACGTGATCATGCAGGGAAATACCACGATCGTGATCCAGGGGTACGAGAAGGACCCGAAGGTGCTCGCCGCCGAGGTGCGTAACGCGTTACTGAAGACAAAGCGGCGGAACACGACCCAGACGAGGGGACCGAACGCAGGCAAGAACCTGGGGATGACGTAGCGTGGCCGACAACGGCCATGCCCCCGACGGGATCTGTATCGGGTTCGGTTCGAACTGGAATGACACTTCTCCGACCTGGACTCGTCTCGACGATCCGAAAGTCGCGGTGTGGGGGTACAAGGTCGCGGCCCCGCATCACTGCAATGTTGTGTCGAACTGGTCTGTGGATCGCGGGCGCTCCTATGAGCTCGACAAGACGCAGACAGGCACGGCGACGATCACGTTGCAGGACCCGAACGGGTTGTTCGATCCGACGAACGCGAGCAGCCCATTCTACTTGCAGATCGGGGCGATGCTCCCGGTGTCGATCAGCTTGTTCAACCCGGCGAACACCGCATACACGGTGGTGTTCACCGGGTTTGTGGAGTCGTGGAGCTGGACGATCACGACGGAGGAGCGGTTGGAGATCGTGACCCTCAGCCTCGTCGACGGGTTCGAGCCGCTCTCCCGGGCCGAGCTCGTCCCGGACACCACGGGTGCGATCTACTCGAACGCCGGGAACGGGACCACGGTGATCGTCGGTGACACAGCCGGGACCGCGTGCCAGACAAGGATCAACGGTCTTCTCGACACGGCGGCGTGGCCGACCGGGGCACGGTGGCGAAACGTGAACACCGGGAATATCTTTTTGCAGGGGGTCGCTTACAACCCCGGCACGAGCATCCTTTCCGCGATCCAGGATTGTGCTGACGCAGAGTTTCCTGGGGTCGCGAACGTGTTCATCGCGAAGACGGGGGCGTTGACGTTCTACGGGCGCTACCCGCGGTTCCAGCCGACGAACTTCCCTCAGGACGTGCAGTTTTGGCAGGTCGGTGACGCGAACGCCGCGAACACGTTCGGAGCTGCGAGGATCGCTGTGATCGAATGGAACATCGACCAGACGCACCTGTACAACGCGTGCCTCTGCTACCCCACCGGTATCCAGCAGTCAGATATCGAGGGCCAGCTGTTCACGAACTCTGCTTCCGCGACCGCCTACGGGTATCGAGCGTTGACGCTCCCGGACATTCTTGTGTTCGGTCAGCCCGCTGGGTCCGGATCTTCGGCGCAGACACCGCAGCCCTTCACTCAGTCCGGCGCGAACGCTGTCTGCGTGTACTACTCCCAGTATTACGTCGACAACTACAAACTCCCGCAGATTCGGATCTCACGGTTGGAGTTCCATTCTCGGCTCCCTGGTGACAGCCAGACATGGCAGTTCCTATGCGGGGTGGAGATCGGTGACATCGTGAACGTGTTCACGAGCGGCCCCGGTGGTGGCGGGTTCGGCAAGGAGACCGACGGGCTCACCCCAGCAGAGTTCTTTGTGGAGGGAATCCACTACCAGGTGCAGCCGCTTCTGAACTCGTCCATCGTTGATGTGACAATGACCTTGGACGTATCCCCGCGCGCCTTCTTCAACACGGCTCCCTGGCAATGACCGGTCAGCCCCTAACACTCCATCGGTACAACCACAACTTCCGAGGGCAGGACCCGGCGGTGGACGAGTGGATCTACGTGCTCCCGATCGCGCCCGCAACAACCCCGTCTGACTATGTTGCGAACGAGCTATCCCCGTCGTTTGTAAACAGCTGGACGAACGTGACGGGTGAAGCTCCAATCAGGTTCGGGAAGACCCTTGACATGCATGTGGTGATCCAGGGTGTCCCTGATAACGGATCCATTCCGTCGGTGGTGTTCACACTCCCCGTCGGATACAGACCGAAGGACTATCCCATTCCGGTGAAGTTCCCGAGCACTCTCGGTGGAGAGTACAGCGGTGAGATCGCCACCAACGGCGCAGTCTCGATCCTGGCTTCCTTTGGAGGTACGACCGGAGCGACAGGATCAGCTGGTCCCACAGGTCACACAGGCCCGACCGGCCCAACGGGATCGGCTGGTGTTACCGGAGCAACCGGAGCGACGGGGCCGACAGGTGCGGGAGCAACTGGGGCCACTGGTCCTACTGGTTCGATCGGGCCCACAGGGCCCGGAGTTGGAGCGACAGGAGCCACGGGCGCCACGGGTCCTACAGGATTCACGGGCGCGACAGGATCTACCGGCGCAACCGGATCTGGAGCGACGGGGTCTACCGGCGCTACGGGGCCGACGGGCGCAGCTGGAGGAAGCACCGTCGGGGGCAGCGAGCTGATCTACCGCTACACCGTCGCGGGCTCGGACAAGGCGAGCATCGACACCGGCTCGGACACGCCTGACGCAGGCTCGAACGACTGGACGAACGGCGACGTGCTCGAGGTCTGGATCGCGGCGCGCACCGACGAGACGACATCCACGTCCGTCTGCTTGCTTAGGCTCAACAACGACTCTGGCGCGAACTACGCCTACCAGATCCTCCAGGGAACGGGAGGTTCCTCATCCGCATCGTTCACCTCTGCGCAGACGTCGCTTCCCGTCTATATGCCCGGCGCGAGCGCAACTGCGAGTAAGGCTGGGGCGCAGGCGATCTCTATCCCTGATTTCTCGGGCACGACGTTCCATAAGCAGGCGATCTCCACCGAGGCGCTCGCTATACCGACGGATAGCCGCGCCATCAACTGGGCGTTTGATTGGGCGAATACCGCGGCGATCACAAGGCTTTCGATCGCCGCTCCGGGATCGCAGAAGTTCAAGATCGGATCGCAGCTCCTCATCTATAAGCGGCTCGCGTCGTGACGATCGACTGGACCCAGCTCACCCCGACGCACTATCCGGGACCTCGTTACAACTTCGGCGCGAGCAAGAACATCGAGCTCCAATACTGGGTGAATAGCGCGCAGGCGACGAACGGTCTCGGCGTCGCGATGACAACGGGCGAGGTCGAGGTGTACTGCAACATCGTTCTGCATAGGCGCTCATGACAACTGACGCGATCCTCTACGGCGCCGTTGGCGGTTCAGCCACTACTTCCGATCTGTACACGATCGACCCGCGCTCGGGCACGGCAACCTCGATCGGCGCGTGCGGGTTCGCGCTGACCGGGCTCGCCTACGACATCGGCGGCACCACGATGTACGGCGCGACGAGCAACAACAGCACCGCGCACTCTAAGAGCTTGATCAGCGTGAATCTCTCAACAGGGGCCGGGACGTTTATCGGGTCATTTGGCGGCGGGGTGAACTTCGGCGATATCGTCTGCGACTCGACCGGGCAGCTCTACGGGTTCAACCCGATAGATCACAAGCTCTACACAATCAACAAGAGCACGGGCGCGGCAGCCGCGGTCGGCGTGTCTGGAATCACTTCCACATCTGGGGGTGGGCTCGCGATCGACGGACATGATGTCCTCTACGTGTTCCCGAATGGCACCGGCGGGTTTGCCTACACGCTCGACAAGGTAACGGGCGCCGCGACTATCTACTGCGAGATCGACGATCTATCGGCCCTGAACTACTCCGTTGCGGCGGCAGCTATCGGCGAGGACGGGATCGTCTACGTCTCCGCAAACGATTTCGGTTCACCTGTCGATCTCGCGCAGGTCAACCTGGCGCGTGGAACGCTCGGGGTGATCGGCCCGACGTTGGCGGGACCGCCGCTCGACGCACTCTCATGGAACCAGCCGCCTGCCTACGTTCCCGCGTTCAACGGGCCGACCTGGGTTCACGAATACGCCACTACAGCGCCGACGCTTGATGGCACCTTCAGTCTTGTGTTGGACAGCGGCAACAGTAAAGTCTATCGCTGGCTCCTCAACCCAGGCGGAGGCACCACGCCGGAACTGTGGTCGTATGACGGTTCCGACTGGACGTTGGAGGCCCCCGCGCACACTCCTCCTGGCATCTGGTCGCTCGGTTACGATCCAGTCAACGGCTATCTGTTGACGCTCGCGAACCTCCAGACAGCGGGAGTGTGGGCATCAGAAACCTGGAAGTACGATGGCTCCGATTGGACGCAACTTACAGTCGCCACCCCTCCTCAGCCACTCTACGGCTACGGGATGGCGTACGACCTTGCCAGAGGGAACCTCGTTCTCTTCGGTGGCGCGAACCTAAACACCAACGTCCAACAGGGAAACACCTACACCTGGGATGGAACCGACTGGACACTCGCAAACATCGGTGTACGAGGCACAACCTGCCCCTCCGCAACCGCCGATCCTGGAATGGCGTACGACAAGATCCGCCAGAAGGTCGTCGCGTATGGCGGCACTTCAAGCACCGGGGATAGCAACGAGACTTGGACGTGGGATGGGACATCGTGGACGAAGCTATCCCCGGGCCTCGTGCCAGGAAATCAGAACATCGGCATTGCCTGGTCGGATAATGCTCACGGAGTGGTGATGCTCCTCAACTCGGCTCGGGTCACGACTGGTCCTACGCAGAATCAGAATCCGACGTTTGTCTGGAACGGAACGAACTGGGCGCAGGTTCTTCCGTTGACGACCAGACTTTCGCCGCCAGCAGTCGGTACCGGCTCGCCCCCTAATGCACACAGTTCGGGACTCGCTGGATCCGCGTTCCTCTTCTCGCTCTTCGACGAGTCTAATACCGGTTCATTCGCCCAATACAATCCTCGTGATCCTTGGCAGTTCTTCTATAGCCCGACTCTCACTACCAACGCCGCCTCTGGAACATTCTTCTCGGGGACTACCTTGAACGGGACCACACTCGGACTCGATAGCGTGACATGGCAGTTCGAATGGGGCACAGACAGGACCTACGGAAACACCACTGCTGGTGGAACGGCTTCTTCCGGCACTCAAAGCGTCAGTGAGAACCTCACCGGTCTCACCCCATCTACGACGTACTTCTACCGGCTCACCGGGTCATCCTCGGGGTCTCCGGTGTTTTTCGGTGATCCAGTGAGCTTCACGACAGATGCCTTGGTAGATCACCCAACGCTCTATTGTCAGTTTTCCCTGCACTAGAGCCGATACTCCTGGCAAGCTACCGGGAGGGACTGATGGGATCGGCTCTGACGCTTCACCCGAAGACAGCAGCCGCCGGGGTCTCAGGTGGTGCTGGCGTGATCGTTGTTTGGCTGCTCGGGCTCGCTCATGTCGCGGTCGACCCGGTGGTCGCGGGCGCGATCGTTGGTGTGCTCAGCAGCTTCGGAGCCTGGCTTGCTCCGCTAATCCAGCGCGAGCTCGGACCGAAGACACCGTAGTTTGCCCGGGTGAGCAGTGGGAGAATACGGGGCAGAACCGAATGGGATCACACTTGAACGCTTCCGTAGTGTTTGGAGACGACTCGATGCGATCGAATCGACGAAGCCTGAGACAATGGCTCAGCAGCTCAAAGACCTGGGGGATGATGTCAGGTCCTTGAAACGAGCGTTCTACACCTTCGCGCTCGCGGTGGTGGCTTCGTCGGTCACCTTCGCGTTCACCGTGTTCGCGCTTCTCGGTAAGCATCCATGAGGTCGGATCGCTCGACAAAAGTTGCCGTAGCTGTTCTCTCGGCGTTGTATGTCTTTTCGATCTTCATCATCGGATGGTCGTGGTACTCGTCACACCAGGAGGCGTGCGCTTCCCGCGGTAAGATCCTCGATGTGATTGAGCGCACCCTCCAACGATCGCAACCATCACTTCAAGAGATCGAGCAGATGCCACCAGACCAGCGCGACCGTGTAATGAAGTTCTACACGTCGACCTACCAGGACATTCAGGAGGCTCGCTGCTGATGCCCGACTATCGCGCAGCCCTGTTGAAGCTCATGACAGCGACGCTCGCTGACGAGGACGCGAACCACACATGGACGTACCGTGCAGTTCGTCCCGCCACCCCACCAGCAACGTGGCACGCTGGCCAGCACGTAACCGGGGATTGCAGCAAGGGCGTGCAGTATCTGTGCAAGTGGGCTGGCTGCAAGGACCCGATGGGGATGGAGTACGGCCCGTATGGGAACAGCTACACGCTCTGGCAGCACCTGCAGGACGTTGACTCACCGGCCGACCTGCTGATCGGTGACATCATCACGTTCGGGTTCGACGGGAACGACCACGCGGCGATGGTGATGGCACCCGGTCCTGACCCGCTCCTGTGGAGCTTCGGGCACCAGGGCGCTCCGAACAGCTACCGGCTTTCCCAGGACGCCAGACAGGCGCAGTACCTGCGTAACCCGTTACCCAACTACGTCCCAACCAAGCAGGACAAGTTGCGAGCGAAGACTGGCTGGTTCTCGTGGGTCTCGTGGAAGTTGGGCGAGGGTGACTGGCTGCCGTACGGCTCCGCTGCGAAGGCGGTGCGTCCGAATGTCCCATCGCTGATCCCCCCGACGTGGTGGGCGCGGTACGCGCGGTTCCTGGCGAACAGGAAGAAAGGCAATGGGCCGTCCACGTAGGGTGTAGTATTCGGGACGGCACGTGGGGTTGTGCTGCACTATCTCCTCTCTGACGGAAACGGGGTCCTCGCGGGCCCCGTTTCGTTAAACAAGAAGAGCCCCGGTTTCCCGGGGCTCTCTGCGTGCCGGTCTGCTGACCGAAAGTAGAGTAACAAGTTACGCTACCTCTTACGGTGCTAGATGTCCTCCCACGTTTCTTTGAGCACGATGAAGGCGACGACACACAGACCGCCGAAGATGAGGGCCATGAACCCTCCGATCAGCATGATCGCCGGGGTCCCGTGGTGGAAGGTGTGGTACCCGACCGTTTTCGCGGTTGTTGTGTAGTGGACGATCGGGTCGTGCGGGACCTGAGTCGCATATCCGTACGGCCAGGCTGAGAGAAGCGCTCCTGCCGCTCCGAGCAGCCCGACGGTGAGGATCAGGGCCACGATCTGCCCGAACCTGATGTGCCACGGCCAGATCCTCGTGAGGGCGGTCATGCTCCTAGCTGGCGGTGCGTGAACTCCGCCGCCACGTAGAGCTCCAGCGGGGTCGGGTCGAACTGTCCGAGCACGACGAACACGCCGCTGTGATACCCGAGGATGATCGGATCCCAGCGGGCGACCTTGGGGCGCTCGATCTTGTCCCCGATAACCCACTTCCAGCTCTCTGGCGGGGCGTCCGCGAGCAGGAAGATCTGCTCGTAGTTGCCGGCCTCCCTGGTGATCAGCTCACGCTCCTCGTTCGGGATTGTGCCGTTGAACTTCCATTCGAGCCCGACCCTGCTGCGATCGTCGCGTCGACGCCAGTTGTGGAGTGCTTCGTTGACGTCCCTGTAGTGGTAGCCCTTGATCGCCGGACCAGTTTGCTGACCGTCTGTCCGGAAAAGCATCGTGTCGCTCTCCATGACTGGGACGAGCGCGAGCTTCGGGACGGGAACGCGGTGCGGTCTCCGAGCGTGACGCCAGTCGAGCACGACGGGGTCGAGCACTGGTAGCGACCTGCCTTCGCGAGTGCTCAGGTGATACGAGTTCGCGACGATCTTGAGATTCTCGGCCCTACGGTCGATCCATTCCCGCAGAACGGTTTCGCCGGGAAGAAGACTTTCGCGCCGCTCTCCGAGCATCACGATCTCCTTCTTGAGCGCGTCGGGGTCGAGTGTCGGGACCGCGACATGCTTGGAGACTTCCTGCATGACGGACATAGCTCTCCTTTGCTGAGAATAAGAAGCGGCGGGGGACGCCAAAGCATCCCCCGCCCGCGCTACCGCCCTGCGACAACCGGCAGCGCGCTCCCCCGCAGAGGAGGAGGCTAGCTTGCCGGCCGCGAGGGCCTACAGCAGATCGTAGAGCTCCTTGGTGGGTGCGACCTCGACGGTCTCGTCGCCGCTCATCTCGAGGACCCGGACGAACTTCTCCAGCTCGGACTCCAGCCGGCCCGGCTTGGACTCCTTCGTCGCCCAGTTGTCGTCCTTGAAGGCCTCCTCGGCGGCGTCGAGCGTCGCCTTCCAGGAGCCGTCCCGGCCGTAGATCGCCGAGCGGAGGTAGTTGATGATCTGGTCCTCGTGCTCGTCGACGAAGGTCTTGAAGTCGGCGCGGGCGTCGGCCTCCTTCTTCTCGGCGGCGGCGCGGTCGTCCTGCTCCTTCTTGAGGTTCGCCTTCAGCTTCTCGATGACCTTGTTGGTCTTGAGGTTGAGCGGCTTCTCCAGGTGCACCGGGAGGTTGACGTGAACTGTGCCCATCTGTGTTGCTCCTCTCTCATCTGCGGGGTTGTCCCACCCACCGTTCTGATAGGTGGCGTACACGGTGCCGCTGGCACCGATGATGCGGTACGAGTAGTTCTTGCCGCCCGTATTGGCTGCAAGACACTCGTCCAGGCCCTCCATGGCGGAGTCGAGGTCGTCGAAGTAGCAGGTGACGTCCCATACTCCCGACCAGCCGGTTTTGATCTTGCGCCAGCCGGGTGACTTGATCTGAACCCAGTACTCGTCTTCGTAGTGGGCCAACTGTCTCTCCTCTCTGCGGGGCGTAACTAGTTACGCGGTCGGTGTTTGTTCGAGTAGCTCTCGCGCGTCCTCGAACCAGGCCGCCACTTCCCTCTCGGTGGGGCGAGTGTTGTTGAAGCTGGCGATCCTTCCGGTCTTGGAATCGCCCCCACGCCAGTACCCACTGTGCTCCATGTAGCTGTCTCGCCGACCTCTGGCTGCACTGACGCGAGCCTCCAAAGCATGGAACTCTTCTTGTGGAATCGCAGCGTCGAGCAGCTCTTTCATCGCGTCAGAGACCACCCAGTCACCCTGGCATGACGCGCTGATAAGACCGAGGGCGCAATGAGCCCCTTCGTTGCTCCTTGTTGTGTTTCGGCACCACCTTCCCGACCGGATCATCCCAATCGAGTCAGTCACCGCTTGCCACAGCTTTCGCCGCTGCGTCGGCTCCAGCTCCCGCAGGCTCTGCGGCAGCATCGGATGTGTCAGCGTCACTTTTCTTCACCTCCTTCTTCTTGGGTTCGACCTTCTTGGGGCGAGGGAACCCCGGCTTGAGCGTCTGCACCTGGTCGAGCTCTTCGCAGCACTCGCACTGCATTGCCCAGTCGGACTCGGGTCCGTTGATACCGGGGCAGCAATACTCGGCGTGCGACCCGAGGCTGTCCATCTTGAACCAGTGCCCGCACCCGCCGCACCTGATGCGAATGCTCATCGGGACCGCTGGTTTGGCTGGGGGAGGGGGAGTTGCCGGCTTGGTTTCGGTCGAGGCTCCCCTGGCTACAGCAGGAGGGGGAGAACCGAACCCACCGAAACCGAATCCGTTCCCTCTGCCGCCGCGTTGATCAGCGTAGTGGGACGTAACGGAGTTACCCTTCCGCATCCATTCCGACCAGTCGAGAGGATGGTCGGGGTCTGGTTGGTTCGCCTCGATGTTCGGAAGGATGTAGATCCGTGCGATGTAGTTCCCGGGACTGTACTCCCCGGTCACCACCCACGAGTTGTACCGATCCTTCTCGGCGACCCTCTCTTCGAGGGCCTCCTGGGCCTCCTTTTTCAGCTCCGGGAAGTACTTCCCGGCGTTCCAGATCGGCTTCGGCGGGATCACGGCCCCTTCGATCCCCGGCCGGAGGTCGTGCACGATCGCGCCGGTCGGTGCGATCGCCATGTTCGGTCGCTTGCCGGTCGACTTGTCGGTCACGTAATCGAACGGCGTCTTGCTCTCCCACATCTTCCCGGGGAACACGTACCCGGGCATCATGGTTTTTTCTTCGTCGAGGGCGGTTTGGTCAGCCCCCTGCGACTGCTGCTGCGATTGCGGCTTCGGCTTCGCTGCCGTTGTTCTTGGTCTCCTTGGCCTTGGCATCCTTGATCACCTCCTCCCAGATGAGTGTCTCCGCGCCCGGGTATCCTCCGGTGCGGAGGATCGCCATGATCGCGCGGAGCATGTTCTGCATGTTCCCGGTCGGAAGGTCGGAGCTAGTCGGGAACTGCTGAGCGAGATCGTAGATCAGGCCGACGTTCTTCTTGATCGCGGCCATTGTCGAAACAGGGGGAGAACTGCTGCCGCTGCCAACTGCAGTGTTGTATGCGTAAACGCGGTATTCGCGCTCCCTGCGAATGTACATTCGCACCGTGTCGAGAGCATCCCTGCCTTCTGCCGCTCTGCGACTTTCGATCGCCACCTGTAGAGAACCCAGGGCGATATCTAGCCGCCCCTGGTTTTCGTCAGCTGTGACCCTGTAGGAGTTAGCGTCACTACCCGCTCCGCCGCCCCCCCCTGATGTAGCGGGAAAGTTTTGGAGGAGCGTACGCAGTTCTCCTGCGATGAAGCGGAGCTTCTTCGCAGCCTCGCCTGGGTGGATGGGTGTTGGTGCTTTCTCGCCGGCCACGTTAGTAGCTACTTTCCTCGTAGTGGCGCAGCTTGTGACCGTCGAACGCGTTCACCACCCTACTCATCTGGCTGGGCTGAACGAGCTCGGTACCACCGTGGTAGTCGACGCCCCACATCTCTGCGACAGCACGAGCCATCCGCTCGTCCTTGAAAGAGATGGTGCTCGATCCGACACCGGTGCAGCCGACGTCCGACAGGGCCCGGTAGAACAGGCAGCTGGTGGAGTCACCGGTGCGGGAGGTGGGCAGGTCGTGCAGTTGCTGGTGCCCGAACGCTGCTCGTACTGCGTTCACCTGGGCGAGTGTGTCTCCCAGGTCGTAGTCCCTTGGCATTGCTTCTCCTCTCTTTTGAGGCCCGCCGTAACCAGTTACGCGGCGGGGTTTCAGTGGGGGCTTCGCGACGCCCGGCCCCCGGCGGGCTCCCATGAGGAGGGAAATGGTCGCTTGGTGCTGCGCGGCCTGTCAGGGAGCCACGCAACCCCACACCTATAGTATACCAACCTATAGGTATGTATGTCTAGGCGTACTTCAGGCAGTAACTCGCGTAGTCGTAATCGAACCATTGATCGTACAGAAACGAGCTCGAATACCCCGAGGCGGCGTACGCCCTCTCGGCTGCCTGCTCCTGAACGAGCTGCGAATCATCACTCGCATAACGGCTGGTCCCGTACCCCCAGTACTCGTGCATCTGCAATCCGCCGTAATGACCATTGGGGTTAACTCCCGCCCAGTTGTCTTTGGACTCGTTGTCGTTGATGCACAGCCAGAGTTGGTGGTGGGCTGGCCATGCTGGTTGCTCTGCTGCCTGCAACGAACGAACTACCCGTGGTAGAAGCTCCGCCAGCACCTTGGCACCCGCCGGTGTTGCCGCGAGTTGAGGGTGGTGGTGGAAGAACCTGATCACGTCCCGATCGTGCCTGGTGATCGTCGACGCTGCATTGGCTGTTGCTGACGAGGCAGCGATGGCGATGCAGTACAGAACAAACCATATGAGAGCGAATCTCCTCACATGCCTCCGGTCCTAGTGGTTCCTCCTCGGCGTGGACACGAAGGAGGCTGGCGGATGTTTCGTTATGGAGTGTTATCGGTTTGTGATGGGGTGGCGCCAGAACTGCCCGCCCCCTGTTCGGGGCGGGCAGCTTTCCGACGCGTGTTCTCCATCTCGTGAAATCGTGCTTCGGCCCTGTTGTAGGCGACCGCGGTTCTGACCGACTTCGCTTTCCTCTTGTCTTGCTTCGACTTGGAAGGGAAGCTCGGAGGTCGGGAGCTCTTGATCTTCCCTATGTCATGCCCTTGCTTGCTCACGAACGGTTAACAGCGCCTGCCTTCGCGCTTTCGAGCGAGCCGGAGCCACGGTACTTCCAGTGCAGCCGGTTCCGTTCGCGCAGGCCCTCGTTGTAGAGCTCCACCATCGCACGGTAGTAGTTCAGCCACAGCGAGCCACCCATCGTCAGGCCTGTGGCGCGGGCGCGAGTGACGAGCGTTCCCTGACCGAGCGACTGCAGCCGACCGATGAACCGTTCGCGGTTCGCTTCCTCGGCGTGCTTGTCGATGAACCACGCGGTACCCTTGATGAACGCGGAGTGCGCGTTCTTGCCGCCGAAGTACTTGAACGTGTCGACGATCAGCTTCCCGGTGTCGCTAAGGAGCTGGCCGTCGTCGTAGCGGTACACCTGCTCGATCGTCGCTACGCAGTTGATCCCGGTCTCGGGCTGCGCCGCCTGGTTGATCTCCGTTTCGAGCTTCTTCAGGATCTTCACGATCGCCAGGGACTCCTCGTTCCCGGAGCGCAGCTGCGCCTTGAACCGCTCCAACGGGCGGTCACCGAGACGCTTGTTCGTCTTGAGACGGAAGCCGGCCTCGACGGAACCCGGGTCTTCGTGCTTGCGCAAGTCGATCACGCGAGCCCAGATCTTCGTCATGCCTTTCTTCTGCGCTGCCTTCGAACGGTGCTGCCCGTTCACAACGAACAGACCGCCCTTGATTTCTCCGTCAGCTGGACGCGTACCGCGGTTCGAGACCAGGATCAGCTCGGAAGCAACGATATCCCAGTCGGCCGCGATTTCATCCACAACCGCTTCAGAGATGTCGCGCTGGTAGGACCAGTCGATCTGCAGGCGGCTCAGGAGAACCTCCTCGATCTTCGAGTTCGCGTGGATGCTCTCCACTTCGGTCTCGTCCGGTTCAGCTGCCACCGGTGCCTCCGCTTGTGCTACCACCATTTGCTCCCTTCCATTTGTTGAAGGCCTCCTCACCAGCTGCTGTCCGCTGCCAGATCTTCCGATCACTTGCACGACCGGGGGAGTTGGCAACAAGACCCTGGACGTGCATCGCGACAAGCCGCCCGGAGACCATGGAGGTCTTCAGGTGCTTCTGCTGCTCCGGTGTGAACTTCTTCACCAGCGCTGTCACTGTCTCGCCGAGCGGGTAGAGCCCGAACACAAGCTCACCTTCTTTCGGGAGCAAACCGAGCAGCATGTAGTCGAGAGGGTCCACTAAGGTGTAGATACCTCGCTCGGCTTTGTTCTTCGTCGCATTCGAAGTCAATGCTCTCCTCTCTGCGTAACTAGTTACGGCTCTAGGAGCCCGAACCGTCGCATCGCCGCGGGGATCTCTCGTTTCCTGCTCACGCCAAGCTTTGCCTTGATCGTGTCAGCGTGGGACCTGACGGTGCGTTCCATGATCCCCAATCGTTCCGCTATCTCCAGGTCCGAGAGACCTTCCGATATGAGGCGAGCAACCTGTAGTTGCCGATCCGTTAGAGGGTTCAAATCACCTCCTCTATAATCGCCTACCTATACTCTAACAGATGGCACCTACCAAAGTCCATTAGTCGCGCTGGGTTTTCGCAAGCATTCCAGCAGCCATACGGATGGATGTGCGCACGGCCTCCGAACGATTGCATCCCAAATACTCCGTGATCCAGACCAGCAGATCCTGGTCTCTCGGGAGCAGGCTCGCGTGAAGAGCAACATGCTTCGAACCGGTGTTGAAGGGCGGGCCCTCCTTGATCTTCGCCATCAGGTGTTCAGTTGGATGACTGGCGTGCCTGAGCTCAGATTCGACAGGCTCGTGTACGTCGAAGAGGACGTGGACGGCACCATAGAGAACGCGGTGAAGTCAGCTCCCCTGGCCCCCACAGCACCGACCGGACCGCTCGGCCCCCTGGCTCCCGACTGGCCTTGGAGGATCCCTAGGACGCGCTCACGGTCAAAAGGGCGCACCACCACTTCGAGCCTGGACAGGTCGCTCATCGCGTCCTCCGGCACCTCGCGCGCCGCGAGCAGCTGCACCTGTGTCTCGTCCTCGGCGAGCACGGTGTTCACACCCACGAGAACCTTTCCTTCCTCGACCGTCTTCCCCTTCTCCTTGAGGGGCTGCTGAATGACGGCATACTCGAACAGCTTCAAGCTACTCATTTTCGAGTTCCTTTCTCACGTTGTCCGCGAAATCGCGGAGGGCTTTCTGGCTCCTCTTCGCCCGCTTGTCACAAGCATCGAGATCCCAGCAGTAATAGCTCTGAGTGTACTTCGAGTAAATGTGTTTTCCTATTGGAACATCGGCACCACATCGCGCGCACTTCCTCTTAGCCATTTTCTCTCTTCACCATTCGGGGGTTTCTATCTCCTTCGTCCGCATCCAACGCGTGTAGTAGGGATCAAGCTTAGGTAGATCGGAGTGGCCAACGCAAGTGCGCAGCTGAGAGTTTGCGTTCGCCGCGCCCCCGCAGTAGACGCATCTTCGTTGCACCTTAGGCGGCGGTGGGATGTTCTGTTTCGGCTTCTGTTTCTTCAATCTCAACAACAACCCTGGGGTTCTCCGACCAGATCCGGTACAGATGCGTCTCGCAGATCTGCCTGTCATCGTTGTAGGCGTGCCCGTTGAGGCCATCCGAAATCGCCTTGAGGACGTTGTCTGTGTCGAGCTTGTGGTTGTTGGTGTAGATCGTGAGCGAGAGAACAACAGGACCCTCGATCTTGCTGTGCATGGCAGCCCTCGCTGCATACCCAATCAGCTCTTCGTACGCTCTCGTTTTGGGTGGGGTGTACCAGTTCCCCGCAGGTCCTCTGCGCGGGCGTTCCTTGGCGACTGGTTCGCCTGGGATCGTGAACCTCACAGCGCGTCCATCAGGTTGAGCTGCCCTGTCGACTTGACTCGCTCCTGCCGTGCTTCCGATGCTTCCTTCTCGGCGGCGATGCGCCAGCCGTCCTCACCGTGCTGCTGCCAGTACTGCACCCGCTCTTTCGCGATCTTCATGTAGTCGGGCTCCCGTTCGATCCCGATGAACGTGCGGTGTTCCAGGAGAGCAGCGACCGCGGTGGTTCCTGAGCCAAGGAAGCAGTCGAGCACAACCCCGTCGGCGGGTGTGACTAGCCGGACCAAGTAGCGCATCAGCTCGATCGGCTTCACCGTGGGATGATCGTTTTCACGTGAAACTCCGGCGCCGCGCTCCGTCCTGGTGGTCTTGGCGCAGTAGAAGAATCGTGACGCCCCACCCGTGTCGTTGTACGGGCTGTTCTCAACACGCTCCCACACGCCATAGATGCCTCCCTGGCCTGTGTGTGACGGCTCCGTCCCTTTCACCTTGCCGCCGGCCGGACGGTCACCGGACTGTTGATCCATGATCTTGACCGGGCAGTCGTCGGTGCAGTCCCAAGACTCGAACGGTTCGTCAGGCGTCGTCTCCTGCGTGCTCGGATGCCCCTTCCCGCCACCGAACGGTTTCAGCCCGTCCGTATACCGGTTCATCTTTCTCCCCGGGCCCGTGAAGGTGCCCACGTACACACAGTCAGGGTGGTGGGAGAGGATCAGATTGGCGGGCCAGCGCCCAATGTCTGTGTCGAACCCGGTGCCTAGTCTTCCTTCCCCGGTCTTGTACGCCCCGTAGGTGAGCGTACTGTCCGTCTGCGATGGGGAAGCGGGCGCTCGTTTCGACTCGCCGACCCTGGTCTCATCAATGTTCATGGCTCCGGTGCCGTAACGCGTTACGTTCTGCTCCACCGTCCCGTCCAGTGGTTTGCGTGCAATCACGATCGGCTCCCACGCTGGCTTCAGTGCCGTGCCCAACCCACCGGGGAGGTTCAGTGACTTCGGGAACCCGGAGCCGTACAGCCACATCAGACAGTCGCGTATCTCAAACCCGGCATCCTCCAACCCTGCTGTGAGACGATGGTAGGTGCGTGTCCCTCCGAACGAAAGCAGGTACCCGCCT